TCGGCGCGCCAATTCAGAGAGGTTTAGTCCAAGTTCATCAACTCGGGTTTGTATGCGTGATCCGATCGTATCCATAAAACAATTCTACAAGGTGTGCTTGTAATAAGCATTTTAAGAAAAACTTGCAATTAGTTTGCGTCTTGTTTAAAGTTTTACTTGTAAATAACTACTACGCATTACAGGTAACACCATGAGCGCAATTAAAAGAGCAATTAAAATTCTAGGAAGCCAGACCGCTTTAGCTGAAGAGTTGGGAGTTACCCCGCAAGCCGTTCAGCAATGGGAAGCTTCTGGCAAAGTTCCTGTAAAGCGAGTTATCGAGATTGAAAAAGCCACAAACGGGAAAGTATCTCGTTATAAATTAAGGCCTGATATTTATCCTTCTGAAGCACAGCATCATATAGCGGCATAGCAAAAGGTCTGTCTATGAAAACTACACGCTTCCACACAGCAGAGAAAAAAACAGCGACTAAAACCGTTCATCTTACTGATAAAGAAGCCGCTGACATTATGAAAATTGCTCTTGAAGCTGGCTTCACATCGCTATCTCCATACTTGCGTTATCTAGTTTGTAGCGATTTAGAAGTTCAGAAGAAGCATATGGAAAAATTATCTCAGATTGTTCCGATAGGCGAGAGTTCCAACGGAACTGATAGTTCGGAAGATCAGATGGCAATATTTATGCGTGCCGTTCAGAGCGTAGAAAGTCGAGTTCATTGATTTAAACCTTGGCTCTTGTCGATAGACAAGCTTTGCCCCAACTCCACGGGGCTTTTTTAAAGCTCATTCATTGAGTGAGTTTTAAAAAATTAACGAACAATAAAGCCTGAGTAGAGGCAAGAATGGTGAGCGGTGTGAAAGCGATAACACAAGAAAAACTAAAGGAGCTTTTTAAATATAACCCAGATACAGGGGTTCTTCTTAATAAAGTGCATCGCTCATCAAACGCAAAAGTAGGTCAGAGATCAGGAACGCTTAACTTAAATGGCTACAGGCAAATCTTTTTGTATAACCGTTGCCATAAAGAGCATCGTTTGATTTGGCTTTATGTTACGGGGAGCTGGCCTGAGCAGATGATTGATCATATTAACGGGGATAAGAGTGATAACCGGTTATGTAATTTAAGAGATGTGTCCAGGCATCAAAATTCCAGAAATGCAAAGCGAGGCTCTGCAAACAAAAGCGGAGTTGTGGGGGTTTCCTTTCATGCTCTGCATAAGAAATGGCAAGCGAACATAAAAGTTAACGGAAAGCTTCTGCACTTAGGGAGCGAGTGTGGTTTTTTTGAGGCTGTCTGCTTGCGTAAATCAGCAGAGAGGAGATACGGGTTTCATAAGAATCACGGGAGGGGCTAGGACGTACTGTCTTTGATGCTGGAGAGCTCCCGCCAGTGGGCGAAATGGGAGATTTTTTACAACGCGCAAGTATCTTGGTTCTGAGCATTCTCGGGGCAAGCAAACAGGGTACTTTCGGTTGTGATGAATACGCAGACTATCACGACACTTATTTAGAACGGGATGAAGTAAAGAAAGTCGGCCCCTGCAACTTGCTGGACACATGATGCAGGGGCCTATTCTCAGATTGGACTATCTGAGTGCTGACGAACGGGACGAATCGTTTTATCAGCAAGGCGTGGACGAAACCACTTAGCAAAGAAAAACCCGCTTCAACGGCTTGGACGAGCCTCTGCGGGTTAATCAATCACTGAGGTAAGTATAGATGTTTACTTGTAACTACTGCAAGAACGCGATGAGTTCTAATAGTTCGCTGAGTTCTTGTGATTCAACTAACGCTGTGAAGCGCGAGGGACAAGCATGAGAGCTGTTAACCGCATCAAAGATTGGCTGCATGAACGCAAAATAAACAAAATTACGAAAGCGTACAGAAAAGCAGTTAAACAAAAAAATCTTTCTGAATCCAAGATTCTTTGGCTTCAGCTCCAGAAAGCGATCTCTTCTCGTTCATCTTCTCAGATTAAAAGAATGGAACGGCCTATGGGGGTGAACTGTGGGTAACGTGCATTCACTGGAGCAAGCGAGAATGAATAGAGAATCAGAATCTTTGATCGGTGGGTACGTTAAGCTTTACCGGAGCATTGAAGACGCTGCCTTTTCTAGCAAGCCGGAATACATGTCATCATGGATTCATATCCTTCTTCTGGCTACGCACAAGCCTCGCTCATCAATGTTAGGCAGCTCTCCAGTCAACCTTAAAGCTGGGCAGTTTATTAGCGGCAGAAAGGCGCTTGCTGAGCGTGTTGGTGTTTCTGAAAAACAAATGAGAACCGTTTTAAGTTTCTTTGAAAAAGAAGGAATGATAACCAAAGAAAGCTCCCGCCAAGGGACTATTTTCACTGTATGTAATTACAGTATTTTTAACGAAAAAAGGGGCCAACGAAGGGCCAACGAAATGGGCCAACAAATAGGCCAACAAATAGGCCAAGCGGAAGCCAGCAGTGGCGAGGCGTTGGTGGAATATAAGGCCAACAGCAAGGCCAGCGAAAGGGCCAACGAAGGGCCAACAGGAAGGGCCACTACACAAGAACACAATAACTTAAAACCTTTAGTTAATTCTAAAGAATTAACATACCCTGAATTGCCAAAAAATAACGATCAAAAAATCCCACACTGTCCACACAAAGAAATACTCAAACTTTGGGCAGAAATTATTCCTGAAACACCTCAACACCAACCAAGCTCATGGACACCTGAGCGATCTGGTTACAAAGATTTAGCGAAGCGCTGGAAGGCTGGATTTATAACGCAAAAGTCCGATGGATCTGGAACGCTGTATAGCGATAAAGACTCAGGTCTTGAGTGGTGGGCTGGGTTCTTTCGATGGATGCGCAAAAGTGATTTCTTGATCAACGACTGCAAGCCTTTTTGCCTTGAGTGGGTAGTTAAGCCATCCAATTTCAACAAGGCGAAGGAGGGTAATTATCATGCGTGAACTGTACTCCATTGAAGCTGAAAAAAGCATGATTGGCGGGCTCATCATGAGTGGCGGCAGATGCTTTGACGACATTGCGGGATCTGTTAGCTCTAGCGATATGGTTACGCCTGCCTGTGTTTTGGTTTTTGATGCGGTTTCCGATCTTGTGTCCCTGAACAGGCCTGTGGATGTTGTTACTGTTAGCGAGCACCTAGAGAACAAAAACCAAAATGAGTTTGAGTCAGTTGGAGGAATGAATTTTCTTATTGAGTGCGCCAAGAACGTGCCGAGTACGCTTAATCTTCCACGATACGCCGAAATAATTGAAGAACTGTCTAGGGAGCGCCAACTGTATCAGGCAGCGGTAAGCATTCAAGGCATCATCATGAAAGACGGAGTTGATACGCCGGAAAGATTCCAAGAAGCAGAGGCGATATTTACTGCGGTTAGCGAGAGTCGCGATGTTATCGGTGTTAGTGATTGGAATCATTTATTAAAAACGGCAGTAGACACACTGGATAAGCGTTTCAACGGCGAAGTTGAAGAAGGATTAATGAGCGGCCTTCTCGATATTGATAAGCGGCTGACAGGGTTTAAAAAGGGAGAGCTTTACGTTGTTGCCGGACGACCAGGGATGGGTAAGACAACGTATGCAATGAGCGTTTTTAGAAAAGCGCTTCTAGATGGTAAGAAAATATTCTTTAGCAGCTTGGAAATGCCTGAAAGCCAGCTAACGGAAAGACTTATCGCATCAATTGGCGGAATCCTGCTTTCTCGCATTAAGTCGGGAAAGCTTGAAGAGGATGACTGGTCAAAGCTAACGAACGCCATAAATCAATTAAAAGATAAATCGCTTCGAATAATCGACAAAGATGGGATGGACGTGAATCAGCTTCGCAGTGAATGCCGGAGAATGAAGCGCAAAGAAGGGCTTGATTTAGTTGTAGTTGATTATCTTCAACTGCTGTCTGACAGAAGTGTAAAAAACGGGCGATTTGAAGAAGTTTCTAGTATATCGAGAAAGCTCAAAGGCTTAGCAAAAGAGCTTGATTGTTCGGTTATAGCGCTGTCTCAGTTATCAAGAAAGTGTGAAGAGAGAAGCGATAAGCGCCCAATTCCATCAGATCTGCGAGAGTCTGGGCAAATAGAGCAGGATGCCGATGTTATTCAGTTTCTTTATCGAGACGAGGTTTATAACGAGCACTCAGTAAGAAAAGGGATTATTGAGGTCATCACTGCAAAATTCCGTGATGGTGAAAGTGGAACCGACTACTTAGCGTTTCTTGGAAGTATAAACCGAATTGATAATTTGGCGCAGGGTTTTACCGTCCCGCCTGAGCCGGTTGATCGAAATAACAAAAGAGGATTTGAATAATGGCTCGCGGAGTAAATAAAGTAATTTTGGTCGGCAATCTGGGCGGGGATCCAGAAGTACGTTATATGCCTAACGGTAATGCTGTCACTAACGTAACGATTGCAACGTCTGAATCATGGAAAGATAAACAGACAGGTCAGCAGCAAGAGCGTACAGAGTGGCATCGCGTTATCTTTTTTAACCGGTTAGCTGAAATCGCCGGCGAGTACATGCGCAAAGGCGGTAAAGTTTATGTCGAAGGCGCTTTGCGAACGCGTAAATGGCAGGATCAAAGTGGCGCTGATCGTTACACGACTGAGATCGTCGCCAGCGAAATGCAGTTGCTTGATAGTCGTGGAGCTGGGGATGGCGGCGGTTATCAGCAGCAGCCGCAAGCGGGTGGTTATGCGCCACAGCAGTCGGCACCACAGCCTCAATATGCACCTCAGCAAGCAGCTAAACCTGCACAACGTCCTGCAGCGCAAGCGCCGCAACCAGCACAGCAAGCGGCCCCAGGTTTTGATGATTTTGATGATGATATTCCGTTTGCAAACCCCTACAAGGGAATGGAGTTAGTCGTATGAGTACTCGACTTCAAGAAGACCTGCAAACCGCCTCAAGCACTATTAAGCGACAGCAGAAACAGATCATCGAAATGCGGAACACTCTAGCCAAAGTAAACGCCTATCTACAGCTAGGCAATGGAGTTGATGCAAGAAAAATTCTGGCTGATTCGGCTGAGCGCTTCGGTATTTACGGGCTGGAGGTTGAGTGATGTCTAAAATTATAAATATTCGTGATGCTGAAACAGTGCGTGAACGAATGATGATTGTATGGAATACCGTAAATGAGGCGCTTAAAGGTGGGCCTGTTGTTATTGAGATACGACGTTTTTATAAATCTAGGGAGCAAGAGCGCCATTATCACGCACTAATCGGTGAGATAGCCACGCAAGTGACGTTTGATGGAAGTAAGCGATATAGCGTTGACGTATGGAAGGCTCGGCTGGTTGAACAGTTTGCCAGGGAAAAAGAATTAATGGGTGAGCCCTTGCGTCATCCAGGTGAAACCGTTGTTAGCTTGGACGGGCAGCGCATTATTACAGTCAGACCATCAACTAAGCAATTTTTGGTAAGAGAGGCCGCTGATTTTATTGAGTACTTGCATGTAACAGGTATCGATATGGGTGTTCGCTTTACTAATCGAGCACAGGCTATTTATGCGGAATACAGGGAGGCAGCATGATCCGTTCTAAAAAGCTACGCGATAGCGCCAACGGCCAAAACTGCACTCTAAATATCGCAGGAGTATGCAACTACAGACCTGAAACTGTTGTTTTGTGTCATTTCCCGCATGAGTCACACGGTATGGCACAGAAGAGCACGGACCTAAGTTCTGGCTACGGTTGTTCTGGTTGCCATGATGCTATCGACAATCGTTCTAAAAGCGGTTTAAGCGAAGAAGACAGAGAGTTCTACATGCGCCGATCTCAGATTAGGACATGGGAGAAGTTTGTGGAGCTTGGATTGGTAACAGTGAAAGGGATGAGGTGATGGAAAAGGTTTTTGAAGAAAAGTCGCGCTTCTCTGATCGGTGCGTACATAACAAGTTTGTTATTGATCAGAGCCTAAACACAGTTACGTGTGGCAGTTGCGGAAAAGAGCTTAACCCTATGTGGGTGCTTTCACAGTTATGCA